TCAAGCTCCCAGATACAAACTTCGGCCCGTGAGGGAGCCAGGCGCCCAGGAGTATCCGATCAGGCAGAATTGATCTAGCGCAAACAGCACAACCGAGCCATCGCGGGCTCCCGTGGCCATGCCAGATTCTTTCTGCCACGGCGTTGTGTAATCGCTGATGCCGACTAAGTGGGCGCTCTTGGCAGCCGGGAAACCAAGTTGTTTCGGCAACATCACCGACGCCAGAGCCTTATTCAGGTCCCGGTTGCCGGTATACGTGAAGTTTTCGGTCTTCAGACAATCCAGTTTCGCCGCTGTCCACACAGCGCTCGCCAGATTCACCACGCCGTTCAAAGGCGCTTCGTTCACATCCGGCGGATACAACACCTCGAACCGCGCATGAGCATGGGCTTCGCGAACGAAACGCATCACATCATCGGTGAAGCTCCCGATCAATCCAGCCAGGAACGAACATTCGTCCTGATAACTCGCTGGCAGAGCGCTTCCATCCACAAACACCGGAAGCGCCCGCCCGTGGGCCGAGGCAAATGTGCTCGTGGTGTAGTCGTCATAGAAAGGCATGCCGGAATGGGCCAACGGAAAGTACCACCACTGCACTTCGCCAAACTGCAGATAGGGCACTAGTCCAGCTTGTGACTGGATGTTTGCCATGTCAAGATAAGCCTGTTGCCAGAACGCTAGACTCACTGGAGAGAAATTCGTTTGCAGCGCAGGCGTGTTCAGCAGGACAGCCGACCCGTCAGGATAACGTTGAGCAATGCCGGCGGCGGTCGACGGATCTCCATGTTGTAACTCCATGCTGAATGCGGCCGTAACGTCGATTCCGTAACCCTTCAGAGCCTGGAAAAAGCTGGTGTGCCAATCACGCGCCGCCCGATTGATCCGTGGTATTGCCTGCAGGTCGGTCCGCCAGTCCCCATCGACTCCGCCGGCCAGGGGTCCGATCACCTGAGCAGTAAAGGTATCGCTATTCGTAGTAACTGAGATGGTAGTGCCGTTGCCAGCCGCTCCCATCGTCCGCGACTGAATCGTCAAAGATGTCTCGGCCGCTTGCGCCCACACCCCGGTCGAACCCTGGTTGATCAGCAGCTCGAAAGCTTTGGCTAAGCTCGCGCCGGTATCCCCGATCAGGCTTACATGCGAGATGACCGTATCCCCAAGGGAAAGGCTCGTGGTTTTGTTGAACTCCGGATTCCCGCAGAACGTCACGGTCGCTGTGGCGTATTGCTGACCAGGCCGGCAAAGCTCATAGAACCACAGTGCACCCATATAGTGATTGGCTCGGCCTTGGAACCCCAGTGTTTGGATGAGCCATGCCGTCCGTTCAGGCGCCAGTGCGATGGAATGATCTGTGTCCCAGTCTGTGGCCAACGTGGTGACCGAATCAGTCGGCAAGTCGGGAATCATCGTCGCCGGAACAGCGGCTTCCAGAAAATCGAAATAGAAGTAACTTCCCGCTGAGCCAGTATTAGTCACTACGACCGTGTGCGATACGCCCCCGGTGAATTGGCCAAGGGGTACTCGCATCAGCACATCTTCGCCGGTCAACGCCAGCTTCTCGGTGCGAATTGTCACGCCATCGACCGCGATGGAAATCTGACCGCAGGTGTCGGCTTTACGTGTACCGAGATAGAGCCAGTGATCACGCGGTGCCCGGTACGCGCAACTCATTGACGCATTCGGAGTGGTAGTGTAGTGAATCGATCCGCCCGAAAAGTTGCCCTTAGACGCGGCCCATTGGCCCGCGTAAGAGACTTCAGCGGCGGCGTCCTCAATGCGCAGGCTACCCGGACCCGCAACGGAATAGCCTGGATTAGCGCCCGTGACGGTCCAGTTAGAAATGACTGCCTGGAATTCGCTCCGCACAAATGCGCCAGCCTGTACGTCGGCAGCATAAGTCCAGCGCAGCTTACGCACGGCATTCGTCGGCACTGTGACACCGTTGATGTCCTTCAGGGAACTGAAGTCCAGCGACACCTTCCATCGAGTCGGTGATGTTCCCTCGCTCATCGTCTGCCATGTTGGATGCCAACTCTCCGTCCCGGCCCCGGAAACATTGCTATAAACGCCGATTCGGTTCGCGTTAGCGCCGGCCGAGGTCTGCGTCTGCAGGGTGATTTGCGTCCCTGCGCGCGTAGCAGTCATCGTCTTTGAATATGCATTAACGGCGTCTACCACTGCCTGCGCGGCGGTCTCCAGGGTGTCCATGCCGTAGAGTCGATAAGTGTAGTGTTCGTCGAGCCACGCTAGCTCGATGTAATCGTTGGTAGTTGGAGTCCCCTGCAGCTCAAAGACCGCGGACGCGGATCGATAGGTGCCGGCAACCGCAGTAACGTGGTCGGCGAGACGGACCTTATATATGTGCTCGACGCCGGCTGCGGTAGCCCAAATCCTGAGATATGGCCAATCGACTGTAGGATACCAATCCGAATCCAAAGCGATGCAGTTAGTTCGTGTCTCTTCGTAGGAAAGCTGGAGACCTCTCAGGTCCCCATCAGGCAGGTTACGAAATGCAGGATGTTCGAAAGCATTGTCCCGGTTCCATTCGATCACGGCCCAATCGAATTGCTGCCGCCAGCAACCCGACACGGTGAACCCGGTAGCACTGGTGCCGCTAAGAGCTGCGATGGCGGAAGGCCGCAGGAAGTAACACTGTAAGTCGCGATCAGGTCGGAGCTTTTGCAAAATCTCACTCATCGCGACACCTATAACCTGATCACCACCGTAAGATCGGACCCTGGGTTATCCACTCCCGTAGCCGTAATGTCCAGGCCCACTCGTCCGCCACCATCGAGATAAGGCATGCCAAATCCCTTCACGACATTTGAAATCGTGGCGCCGTCCGGAATCGTCAGGCTGCAGTAGGCGCTGCCGTTGTAGTTAACCTGAATCTGAACCACGGCCCCAGCCGGCGCCTGCTTCACGATCGCGAAGACGTCGCGCACGGCATGGGGCGCATCTACCACCAGATCCGGCGCAGCACCGGTCTGAATCGCCAGGAACCCGTCCACCTGCAGGCAATACTGTCCACCCGCCAATGTTCGCAGCCCACAATCGACCGTCTGCGTCAACGCTATTGCCCCTGTCGCTCCGGCCCCCACGCTGTTCGTGATGAAAAGCTCCGCGCTAGCCACGCGCACATTCGGCAGCGCAATCAAATATGACCAGTCCCCGGAAGCCGGGCTGCCGAAAAAATCGCTAGTGAGCGGCACGATCCCAACAGTCGCGTTCAAATGATAGATCGGAACTCCGGCAGCATGGGCCGACGCCGTCGTACAATGCATCGCCCGTGTCACCTGATATTGCGTTCCACCGCTGAGGACGGCCTCTACCCGCAAGACCTCGGAGTCGATCTGAATCATCGTCCCGACCGGCGCACTTCCAGGCGAATTCAGATTGACCACCGTGTCCGCCGCTGCCACTGTAGTCGAGATTTGGAACGTGGTCAGCGGCGCCAGTTCGTTCCAGGAGTAAAGCGTCAGGCTGCCGGCCTCCGTTGTCTTGGTATTCGTCAGACTGGGAAATCCAATTCCACTGAGTTCTACGGTCCCTGGTCGCCCTGCCACGAGCGACAACGCGAACACCGGCGCCGGCGGCACATCCGCGTCCTCGCCACCAGCAGCACCGCCGCCAATCACCCAGCGTGTCACCGTGGAAAGCTCATACGGAGCTTCCTGATCGTTCACATTGGCGGCCCGTCCGGTAACTTCCACCGCCACACCAGCTCGATTCGGAATCTCAAACTGCACGGGGCTGGTCTTTCCCGACGCGCCCAGATGCCATCCCGCTTCGGCAATCACAAAGTAACTGGCCGCATCCGGCAAGACGTCCCAATTAGGGCTCACTGTGACAGCAGTAGCTGTATTGGAAATGATAGTCCTCTCCTGCCCGGCCCCGGTTCCCCGCGTGATCCGCGCCATCATCCCCTGATACAAATTCGCAGGCATCGCAAGTGTGCTGTTTCCCGCCGAGTCTTTCCCGTTCAGAGCCGCAGCGTATTCAGGTTGCAGTTCCATCCGCCAATAAAAATTGGCGTGATCGAAATTCGCGTCTGGAGGGCCGACAATACCCGCAGGCAGCCCATTGTCGCAAAACGACGCCGCCAGGGGTTGATTCGAAGCAATCCGCAAGAGCTGCGAGGGATTCGCCCCGCGATAAACCTGAAAGCTTGCCGCAGCGGAATTGAAGCTCAGTCCGCTGAGCGTGATGCTATTCGTCGCCCCACCGGCCGAGATCACCGCCCTCACCACGAACGAAAGCCCGCTCTCCTGACCCGCCGCATCCAGCGTGCTGATCGCATAGTACAGCGTCTGCCCACCGGCCAACGTACCGCCGCTGCCGATCGTGGCCGCCAGGCTTAACAGGGGGATCCCCGCCGCCCCAGTCTGCACGCTGCCGGGCACAGTGAATCCCACCGCCAGCTCCTCGGCGATGCTGCCGTCCGCCGCGGTCTGCGAACTCTCTGCGATTCCGAACTGCACATCGCCATTGGCGTCGGTCTTGTTCCCGATCAACGGCCGCGGCAGCCCGATTCCCACGTCCGGCTGCACTCCTCTGGCATCGCCTGGCGCCTGACCATTAGTGTCGGCGTACCAGCCATCGTCGTGAATCTGCGCCGTAATTGTGACGGTTCGAAAGTTCAGGCCTGGCGTAATCTTCAGAACCCGGAAAGGCTGCCGATCGAACCCTTCCTTCAAGTAGGTGAAGCTGATCAGATCTCCCGGGCGCAGGCCGAAGCCTTTCACGCTGGTCTCAAAATCTATGTAGGTATTACCCCGAACCGATCGATCGAGATTGAATTTGGTAATTCGCGCCGCCTGACCGAAATTCGGAATCCCTAACGCGCTAAGTGTGGAAGCGATCTCCTGTCCGGCCAGCGCCACATCGTCCGGATCCACCAGTTCGAAGCTGTCCTGCTGATAACCATTCAGCTCATCCTGAAATTCCACGGCGAATCGGTTGGGCGTCTCCGTCGTGCTCCGTGACCACACACGAACGCAGGGTTCGCCATCTGCTTTCCGCAGAATCCCCGAAAATGTCGAGCTTCCATCGCCAAATTCGTAACTGGCCCAGCCGCCGTTCAATATATCTGTGCTGTTGCTCCAGTCGAGCTTAGTCGGTTGTTGCAACGCAATCGTGTTCTCGACTCGGAGTTGCAGCAGCCCGCCATTACCATAGCTCAGATAGAGCCGCGAACCATTCCGGATGCCTCGAATCACATCGCCAGCACTTCGCCGCGACTGCAGAACTACGTTACACTCGAACCGCGGAATCAGGATCGCGTTGCCGTTCGGATCCGTAGCCTGGATCTGCTGCGAGCAATAGTCCGCTGCCGCCACAAAACTCGCGATGTCAATTTCGTCCATCGTCCAACCGCTGCGCTGCAAAATGTCGAGCAGCACCCAGGCGGGATTGTTCGTGAACTGGTCTCCCTGATAAGAGCCGTCACTCCCGTACAAAGGCAGCCTTAAGCCCTGCAGAAGCACCTGAACGCGAGGCAGCGAATCCCCATTGTTGATCCGGTTCGGCACCACCAGCGACATGTAGGCCATGCTGCCGTAAGGATCGCCGGCAGGATTTCCGGATGCGTCCCTAAAATCAAGATTCCGATTTCCCGTCCGGTTTCCCATGCTGATGACGCCAAACCAGCTGGTCCCGGACATGTTGGCTCCGGCCTGCCCTAGCGGAATCTCAATGCCATTGACAAGCACCGTAACCACACCCTGGATTTCACCTATCCCCAGCAGCACCTCCATGTGTGTCAGGTTCCCGTCATTGCGCGCAAACACAATAGGAGGCGTGTACCACGCAGTCCCATACACTGCAGGCACAAAATCGTTATAAAGTGCCTCGTTCTCAGTCAGGGCTGATGTGTGCCAATTCTTATCCCCGTAACTCCGTACCAGAATCTGTGATGGCACGAACTCCACACCGCCAAACCGGCGCGTTCCCCGCCCCGAACTGTCCTGATCGAACATGCCGCGAGCCGCGCAGTCAGCCCGTGTGAATCCACACGAAGTGTATGGAACAGTACCGTTCATAGTGCCGGCGCCACCATTCACATCAGGAGAGTAGCCACATCGAAAGTACCGCGAATAGCGTCCCTTCTCACCACCGTTCATAGCTTCCTGTCGCTGGCCCGCACTCGTAGGAAAGTCCCAGGGGCAGCGCTTCTGAATTCGAACCTGTGGCAATAGCACACGCTGCATGCTCATCCGGTTGATCGCGCTGAGTTGAAAGGTAGCTTCCCGAATCTCATCCGGCGCGTTTGCGATGCCCTGAAATAGCACTGTGCCGGCGGTCACGGGAGCATCATTGCGAAGGTCATAAAACAAAAAACGCGCAGTAATCTTAGCCCCTTTGAAGCCCACCGACCGCTCGATTTGCGAGAAATGAGAATCGGCATTAGCCAGCTTCAACGAGATCTTGGGAATCGCGTCCAGTCCCTGGTCAGAAGCGGTTTGAATGCTGAACAAATTGTTTTGTAGCACCCGCGCACTATATAAATTGCCCGAAACTGTGACCTGGTGCGTGCTCCAGCGCTCCACCTGTCCATTTGCAAGGAGGCAATCAAAAACCAACAACGGCGTGTCGGTCAAGGTCTGCTCTTTAACTTGAAATATATTCTGCACTGTAGGACGAAACCCCAAGCCAAAGATCTCTGTAACGGATCAACTCCGAAGATGGACCAAACAACCGTGCCGCCCAGGCCCGATCGTAGACAACACCAGGCCGTCCTCCGCAAACCGAGTTATCGGATAGACTCCACCCCTGGAAGTAGTCTTCTTATAACCAGAAGCTCCGATCTGCGCCTCCACCTGTGCGCCGAACAGGTCCACCGAAGCCCCAGGCACAAACTGAATCCCAAATGCCACCGTCTCATCCGTGCCGCCAGACTCACAGGCTAACACCAGCCGATTCCAATTCATATCGACCGCAAGAACCGACGTCTCGCCCCCACGCCGCAACGTAACGGCTCCGGCCTGCCCACGCACCCACAGGCTGAAGGCATAGTAATATCGCTCAGGAACGTTCAAAGTCTGAGTCAGTCCCTGCGTCGCGCCGCCGGTATTCACAACATGGAAGGCCGAACTTCTGCCCAGCGGATCGGCAACTCCGCTCGTCAACTGCAGCAACGCATCCTTCTGCCACGCAGCCTGGTCGAACTGTTCGCTCCAGACCAGCAGGTTGTCAGTCGGGTCCAGAAAACTAAAGCTATTCAGGCTGCCTTCCATGCTCACAAAGAAGTCCCGCATTGCGTCGATCTCACCATCGGTCAGTTCCTGAAAAGTAAGCGCCCAATCGGTCTTAGATGCCGCTGGATCTGCCAGCTTGATGTCCCGCCCGTCAAGACATTGATTCCGGATCGTGCGGCACGCATTTCGCTTGCGAATCGGGTACTGGCCTAAAGCCCCACTTGACAACTGTGGAAAACAAGCCATATCAACTCCTGTTCTGCCTCACAATCAAAACTGTCCGACCCCGCATCTCGCCCGACAATTCGAGCTCGAAGCTGTCCTGATCCAGACTGCAATCCGCGTACTGCGTCCCATCCCACGGGTCTGTAAAGGAGAAACTGCCGAACCGGCCCTGCTCCGCCGCGAAGAATGCCTGCAAGCCCGCCAACTCAGCCTCGTCCAATAGATCGAGCCTGACCAGCCACCGCTGCAAGGCATCCCGCGATTCCCGGTAGCACTGCTGGCCGCCGTCTACAAACTGCAATACCGCATTGGAAAACTGGAAACTGCGCGTAGCCGGATACTGCATCACAGCGTTCGTCTTCAGCATGGGAAAGGATGCCATGGCTACAACTCACTCACTACATCGTTGAGAGCGTGCATATTCAGCATGGCGTCGCGCACCGCCTGCGCGATCTCCGAACTGTGATCCAGGAACGAGCGGCTGTCCATAGCCTGCACATTCACGACAATCTGGCCGCCCGACGCGCCGCCGGAGCCTTGCGACGCAGAGCCCTGTGCGCCACTTCCCTGTGGCGCCGTACCGCCCCTTCCTGAATTCTCTCCATACGGACGGACAGTCCCATCCTGGCCGTAACCGGCCACGGAAAACCCGCCGCTTCGCGAATTTGCCGCCGTGATCTGTATCGGCTGCGGCATAGCGTACTTCACCAGCGGAGGCGGCGCTGGCGGCCCTCCGCCGCCGAACAACCCCGCCAGTCCCGAGACAATCGGCATCACCCCCAGTCCGCTGGTGAACAATTTCAGCGCCGTCTTGCCGATCTCACTTGCGACGCTAGTTCCAGTGCCAGCCGGTTGCGGACTAGTGGGCACAGGCAACGTGTAACCCTTATTGACCCCCGACGCGCTTCCCGTTCCCTGTGCCGCCGACAGTGACGGTGTGCGGCTACCAGCCCGTGTCGGAGAGGAACTCGAAGCCACGGGTTCGCTAGCACTCATCTTCACAGAATCCAGTACTCCGGTCGACTTCTCGGACCGCATCCCGATCGTCAGCAGCTTGTACTCCGTCTGCAGTATCCGTTCCAACTCCTGACTAGCCATTCTGAGCCTCCGCCTCCCATTCCGATTCCAGTATCAGGAACGCCTCCGCCGCGCGCGCCCCGAGATTCTCCGGCCACCTCTGGCCCAACTTCCTCCGCACTACAAACTCCTCCAGCCAGGCGACACTCTGCGCACTGATGTACGACTTAGGGCATGTGTTAGTTGCAGCCTGCTTTCGAGCCCAGACCACACGTTGCCCCACGTCATTCACCGTGGGCAGCCACCCACATCGCCTTTTCACGTCCAGGCCGGCCTTCCTGCACTCGTCGCACTTCCAGCCGGCCTGGTTGGAAAAAAGATGAAAATGAAAGGCGACAATCAGTTTTTTCGTTCTTCGTCCGACAGCCCGCACTCACGCTTCACGGCCTCCAGCGCCTCGCGGAACAATCCCTCCGGACCCAGCGCAATCAGGGACTCGGGCAAGGCCGGCGCTCCGTCCAGCTCTAGGCCAACCACCTCCATGAGTCCCCACAGCACGTAGGTTCTCTCAATTTCCGCCGTCAACAGAGCCGCGTCCAGTTTCTCCTTCGCGCTTTCTCCGGCACTTAGAAATTCCACGCGCTCCGCCAACTCCCGTATCCGCCGTGTAAGTTCGATACGCCGTCCGAATGACATCTTCTGCACAATGAAGTGAACCCCGGGCATCACCGTGGATTCAATGCGCGCTGTGCCTTCGTAGGTCATACTTATCCGAACGCCACT